AGTATTGAAAACCACAACGATCACACATGCCATAAGCATATTTTCCGCTTGCATAAGCCATTTAGGGTCTGTTGTAATTGGATAAACTTGGGGAAACCCTAAAGCTGGCACGACTTTCATCTTGATCTAGGGCTCTTTGAAATTCCTCATCATACACTGGTTTGAGTAAAGCAATACGTTCTGGAGCTATTTTCATTGCTAAATAATAAGACAATCCTGCTGTTAGAGCTGGATAAAGGCGAAATGGCATATCCATGGTATTCACAGACGCATCTGCATCATCCATTCTTATCAAACGATTGACATAGAGTTTGTCTGTGCTGTTTTCTGGAGCTGGATAAAGATAAATCTTTGGGGTGATCTGTTTGTCAACAAAATACTGGGATGGTCTGCCTTTCGTTGTTTTTACAGGGATGTCGGCATACTGGCTTCTGCTTATCTTTGAAATTTGGAAGTCTGTGTCTGTGCTGTTTACAGATCGACGAATAAAAGCATCCAGAACATCAATAACAGCAGTGGGATTGTCAGAATCCAACGAATAATTGGTTGTACCTTCGGTTAAGGAAACACTGGTCTGGGAAACAGTCCATTGGTTTAATCCTCTATTAGCCCAATCAGCCAACAGAAGATTCAATGAACGACGCGCTGTTATTGCATCATAAGCGGTGCGAAGTTCCCTGCCACAGCGCTCAAATGCTTCTTCTATAAACTCAGCAACATCGGGACTAAAATCCTTGCTTCCAGATGTAGCCATTTATTTTTTCCTTCGTTTCTTTTTACCAAATCTTTAGTAACTTGCAGCCGATAAGAAGGATCTCCGCTATACCTGCTTTTACTTACAGAGCCTTCTATTTCAATATTGCCTCTTGTATTTATGCCAGCACTAAAACTTCTTTCTTCTGGTGTTTTTCTAACTCCAATAGAGCCTCTTTCTGAGCGCAGTTTCAAGCCAAGCCCTCGGCTTGAGCTTCCTGTAAGCTCTACTGGTCCGCCTTCTTCGTATTTCTTGGCATAACCACCGCTAGAGTAACCATCATAGTCTCCTCTGCGTTTTTCGTTTCTGTAATAAGCCCTTCTTTCTGTTAATCCAGGCATTATTTACTCCTGATTTTTATTGGTAATAAGCAACAAAAAAATCACAATTTGCTAATGCAACATAAGCTCCTGTTCCAAAAAAACACCCATTACTGGGTATGTAATGGTCAAAAGACTCATTCGCTGCTGTTCCAAACTTAAATTGAGCTATTATTTTAGTGCTGCTTGCGCTTGTACCATCGTATATGATGATCGTTGCATCTGCTGCACTTGTTTGAGCTTGGATGGATTGTATTCTGATAGACCCAAGATCCGTTGCCGAACCCGCGCCTGATCCAACATAACCCTGTAATTGTCCAGTGCTTGTTAAAGGAACAGATGCCTGTACGTTTGATCCGCCCATAACTTACTCCTACTTATATGTTTAGCTTAATTAATGAGTAATCAGTAGTTACATCAACCAACATAACAGTTCCTACAATATCAAGTATGTCACTTGTTGCGGGAGCTACGCCACCTGCAACTGTTGCTGATCTAACTGCGTTATGCCCAAGCACTAATGTTCCTACTGTTAATACTGCTGCTGGTCCATAAGTTTGGAACCAACCGTATGCACTTAATGCCATGTCAACAATTGGACACCCCATTACAGCACCTGTTTCTGCTGCTGGTGCTACTACAAGTCCAGACCAAGGGTCTGACATTAAAGAAACCTTAGATGAGGTTGTTATTGCTGTAGCCAACGCATCGTGGCATGTGATAACAACTGAAGGATCATCCGAATGATCATGTACTGGATTAGACTTAATTTTTAAACATTGTCCTTCGCCTGTTACATCATTAACGTAAAGATAACCACCTGCATACTGATTTAAAGTAAGGTCAGTTCCTGCTGTTTCTACTGAAATCTCATACTCACCCGCTGCAACTGCTGCTGTTGGTGCTAAATCTTGGTGATCAGCTTTTGTTCCAACAATGGTTTGAACAAGTTTTCCTGCTGTTAATGCAACACCACCTGCTAAACCATATCTAAATACTCTGTCACCGTAGTAAAGAACTGATCCTAAAGGAATATCATTTCCTAAAGAGTCTGTTATTGAAGTGGTTCCACTTGTGAAAGGGTTAATAATTGAGTCTGGGTTAGATCCCTTACCAGTAAAAAAGTCCGTAGGTGCAAAACCTAGTATTGAACTTGTTCCAGTTGTACTGCCTATAGCGTACTGACCACCTTCTCTAGTTCCGTAAGTAGTCTCTGCTCCTGTTGAGGAATTAACTCGGTAAGTTATAAATCCATTTTTGGACCTGACTGGTCCGCTAAAACTTGAATTTGCCATAATCTTTTCTCCTGAAAAAATAAGTTTTATCGTCTCGGCTCGTCTGCTAGGTCAGTCGATAAAACAAATATAATTATCCTAGTAATTATACTATATCAGAAAAAATGGGGGTGTGTAAATAAAGTGGGCGGGTTGAGTAAGAAACCCCCGCCCGGGTTCCATTTAAGATAAGTTAACCTTATGCTCCAGGGCTTCCAAACACTGTTCGTGGGTCGGACCAACCGAACGAGTATCTTTCTCTAGCCTTATAGCGCACATTACCAGTATCAAAATCAGCTTCCATTGAAGTTCTGATTGGCGAACGATTAAACATTTTAAATCCGTTCGGACAATCAGTCTTAATGAACCATGCGTCAGTGTCGGTCAGATAATGATTAACAGTGTAGCCTTCTGGGACCATGCCCATGTTGCGTACAGCGTTAATATCATTGTCTGCGGTTCCGACTCTGCCTGGTGTTTCCAACAATCTGTCAGCAGTGAACTGTAGCTCTTTAGGAATGATTAATTTCGTTCCTTGTAGTGCTACTTTTAAACCACGCTCGTCAGTAAAAGCTGCAATATCAATTAGTGCTTGTTCCATCGAAGTTTCACTTAAATCGGCTGCGGTCGAAAGCTCATTACGCAGATTAGGTCCACCCACAGTTGGGTGATCCGTTGCGCAAAGTTCTTTCGTGTCACCGCCGGGGTAACTTGATGAGAAAGCATTATTTAATACTGAAGCTGCTTTGACTTGCTTGGTGTTCGACATGCTTCGAGCAAGCGCACGAGTGTACCTAGCTGACAATCTGTCATATAGGTTATCCTCGACCGCTTCCTCAGTGATGCTGAAGGCCAGTGCAATAGTTTCGTGAGAGTAGCGTGATGTGAAAGCCTCTTGAGCTTGATCAAATGCCACGCCTGCCCCTTCTGATTTAACGGGTGCAGTGTCAAAACCTGTCAGCATTACTTCTTCTTCAAAAGCACGATCACTTGACTCAGTTTCATAAATTTCTTCATGTTCTTTGTCATAACGATCGTATTCGAGTCCGAATAACGCATTAAGGCCTGGAAGCAATTCTTTAACTAATTGTGCTCTACTAATAGCCATTTATTACTCCTTATGTTCCTGCAACAGGACCTCTGTAAGCGTGTTCGTTAATTTGTACTACCAAATTAGCGTTATCACTTGTGAGATCTCCGTTTGAACCATCTTGGACAACTCCTACTATTTTAAGCTGAAGTGCTTGAGTAGTTGCTATGGTGCTAGAGTCTAGTTCGCGAGTGGAGACGCCAGTTGTTGAACTTCCACCTATGCCGTCTGTGTCAGCATTTCTGCCAATACATGTTACAGCCGAAGCACCATCCGCTTGAACAACAAATAATTGATTAGGGTCGTCATAGACATATACGTCTATTGCTCCGCTACCAAGTGCCGTTGTGTCTGCTGGATAGTAATTCTTATAGGTAGGAGTACCGTCAGTAGCAACATAATATACATGTGAAAACACACCAACATTGTTAGCAGAACCAACTGCTGACCTGTTAATATATCCACCTGCAAATATGACTAAATCGCCTTGATATATGGCGGTATCATATCCCGAAGGACTGATACTATATTTATTTGCTTGCTGAACGGCTGAACCGACATTAAGTCCCTTATAGGGTCTTAGGCCAAAGGCCTTGTCTACATTTGCCATTTTATTTCTCTATTTCCAAGAATTATTATAAAGGACTCTTAGTTCTTTGAACTTTGAGTCCCACCAATTGTTACGCGAGATTGTCTATCGGGTCTATTGATAGACATACTGGGATGAGTTCCTTCTTTCATCATGTCGTTATCTACAGCGTCCATCTGGTTCTGCGTTTTACTCGCAAAATACTCAGATCTCTC